TCAGAACTGGCTATACACCTGCGCCACATACCGCCCACGCCCGTCACCATGCCCCAAATCCATCGCTACCATCGCCAGCGCCTCTTTCCTGCTAAACCCCTGCGCCAGATAGTAACGAAGGCTAGCTTCTAGCTTCTTCTCTTTGCCATCAACGCGGTACTTCATGTACCAGAGTTTTGAGCCGTTGGGTTTGAGCAGCAGGTTGGGTCCTGAACTGTCGGTGATCTTGAAGGATTTCTCGGTGGATTTGATCTTGCGGATAGCGGTATCGGTTAATGCCATAGGAGGGGGCTCCATTTACTCAACGAACCGTGAGGCCCCGATTAAGCCCCAAAAACTATGGATGTCAAAAAACCCGGCAAATCTTCTCAGATCAACCGGGTAAAGATAACTTCTTGTTTTTTAATACGTCTCCGGACTCGCCAGGATGTCCCGAAACTAAAATCTGGCTCCTCTGACTGGACTCGAACCAGTGACATACGGATTAACAGTCCGCCGTTCTACCGACTGAACTACAGAGGAATCGTGTGAACGGGGCGCATAGTAACGATGTGCGATCGGCTTGTCAAAGGGGGAAATAAGATTGCGCGTTTGTTTGCTGACAAAAACAACAAAACGTTGAAGTTTTGATCTAATCCCTGCTTTGCCCCGGCATGGCGCAACTTTGTCTGTAATTGCACAAGTCAAATGCTGTGACCTTACCGCAATGGCTATGTACCAGCGTCTGATGAAACGTGAAAAACTGGCAGGCACTTGGCAAATAATTCTGAGACATAACGCCGTAGAGATTAAGGGCAGGGGGTAGAATGAACTTTAGACGTGAAATATTTTGTGAAAATGGTTGATACAGGCAGTCTGACGCCGGTAGCGGAAATGGCAGATAAATTTCTGGTGAAGGCGAAAAGATTTCCGTCAATATCATAGGCAGAATTATGGCGCATCAGCTTTTGGCGACGACACGGGACGAGCGGGTTTTATCGCGCTTTTCCTGAAGGATTTTTTCATCAGCCTGTTTTTTGCGTTCGGGTCAATCCCCTGAGCCAGCAGCCTTTTGACCTCGTCACGGCGTTGTCTGGCATCAGTAAGAGAAACCGCAAGGTAAACCCCAATAGAAAACACCTTCTGTTTGCCATTGAAGCGATAGCCTGTCTGCCAGTATTTTGAATCGATAGAGGCCAAACCCGTCAGTGAGCTTGACGGCCTTTTCCGCTGGTCTGGCATTTTTTACTTTAGTATCAGTCAGTGACATGACGGTTCCCCCCGCGTGCTGGTAAAACGCAAATCGAACCAGCTTTACCAGCAAAAGGGTATGGCTTCGAGTGGTTTTTAGTGAACGAGGGTGAACCTGAAGAAGGGCATAACCAGTTGATATAAATGCAGAAAGCAGACGTCACTGAACGTCTGCTTCCCTAAATTTGGCTCCTCTGACTGGACTCGAACCAGTGACATACGGATTAACAGTCCGCCGTTCTACCGACTGAACTACAGAGGAATTGTTTCAACGAGGCGCATAATACTGGGCCGGCTATAACGTGTCAACAGTAAAATTAACGCGCCAATTCAATTGGTTAATTAACCCACAAAGTGAGGAATTAATGTTCGGATTCCTCGCCGTAGTCGCCTTCGGCAGCGCTTACCCGTAAGCGCTGAGAAGGATCCTGGCGATAGAACTGGCAAAAACGCTGCCATAGTGCCGGGAAACGTGGAGCAAACAGTTCTGGCGCGCTGAAAAAATACTCTGACAACACGGCAAAACATTCTGCAGGGTCGGTGGCGGCATAGGCATCTATACTGGCAGCGCTTTCGCCAACAAGATCGATTTCATCCTGAATATTATTCATTGCCGCGTGGAGATCGTGTTCCCAGCCAGCCACATCGCGTAACGGGATGAAAGGGATGCCGCTGGCGCGATCGCCATTACGCATATCCAGTTTGTGCGCGACTTCATGAATAATGAGGTTGAAACCCGAAGCATCGAACGAGTCCTGGATATCCAGCCAGTTCAGAATGATGGGCCCTTGTTGCCAGCTTTGCCCCGACTGTACGACACGCTGGCTATGCACCAGACCTATGTCATCTTCCCATTCATCATCTACCACAAAGGGCGCGGGATAAATGAGCACTTCATGAAAACCATCAAGCCACTCAATACCGAGCTCCAGGATCGGTAAGCAAAAAATTAACGCAATACGTGCACTTTTTAACGAGTCGAGCTCAAATCCCTGTAGCGCTACCAGTCTTTTCTGCTGCAAAAAACGTTCGGCTAGCGCAATAAGCCGAGCCTGTTCTTGCGCGGTGAGGTTTACCAGAAGAGGTATAGCCAGCGCATCATCCCACGGCCAGTCTTCGTTCTGGGTTATTTCTTGTGCTTTCCAGGGCCACTTAATCATCGTTTTGCTCGTAAACTCGTCACTTGAACAAAATTACCCGAATAGGGTCTGTTAAAATGCCAAATTACCTGGCATCATTGCAATATACGGAGAGATGCCGGAGCGGCTGAACGGACCGGTCTCGAAAACCGGAGTAGGGGCAACTCTACCGGGGGTTCAAATCCCCCTCTCTCCGCCACTATTCAAACACTTAGCTCAATTCCTTTCAACGACTCATGTCACACTTGGTATAGTGTTGGTATATTCACTTGGTATAAAACTCGCCATCATCATCTTCTGATTTGCCCAATACTGGAAGATCCAGTGTGGGAGAAATTTTCACTTTTCTGTCATAAACCACAACTTGGCTTTCAGTTTTGTGACCTGAGAATAGTTGTTTGTCCTTACTCGAGCCTTCGTAATCTGATATCCCCTTGGCTTTGAGATCATGAAAAGTACACGGCAGTTTTCTATCAAGTTTTCTTCCTGCTGCTTCCCTTGCTGTTTCCCACAGATCGTTAAACCCACTTTTCGAGTATTTAGTTTTTTTGCTGCTACAGATAACCGTTTCCCGCCCACCCAGAGTTTTTGCAAGTTCGATGGCGTTATGAAGCCGTTCAGTCCAGACTTTTATTTGTTTAGTCCCGGTCTTTCCCTGCTGGATAAAAATGCCTTCCTCGCTTACTTGCGACCATTTGAGAGAAAGAACATCCGAAACGCGAGCCGCACATAAGTAAGATATCTCCATGCCAACCCGTAGAGCTGGTGCCGCCTCTTCATAAATTGCCTGATATTCTTCGTCTGTCACGTACACGTCACGGGCTTTTAAAGAGAACTTGCGTACTCCTTTGCACGGATTTCCTTTCACGTACCCTCGTTCATATCCCCATGAGAAAACACGCGACATCCCGCCGAGTTCCTGGTTTGCCTGGTTAATACTGCGTTGGCCACGTTTATCCATATAGATCCTGACCATCTCAATTTTTATGTCATCTGCTCGCATATTCCCGAACACTGGGACCAGGTTTTTTTCATACGACCTGTAATCAGTCTGTGTCCGCGGAGCCAGTTCAGCAAAAGCCGGGCTACTGGTGAATAACTTCCATAATTTAGAAAATGTCATTACGTCTGAACGCTTGGATTTTTCTTCCTCATAACGCCTATAAATTCTGGCGCCAGTGTCGTCGTGACGGACTGGGTAAACGGGTTTACCTGATAAAAGGTGACAGCACCCGACGCCAGAAAATCATTACCAAAACGCACCCTGACAACACAGGACGTAGCGATCGCCGGGCGGATGCGCGTGGTGAGGTTCCGGTTTATCTGTTGCAGACAGACCTGCTGAAAGATCAGCTCAGTAACAACCTTGAACGTGAAACACCCGGTGCGGCCGATATTACCCAATGGATTGACGGGCAGCAGTTTGGACTGGGCCATATTGAGCCTGCGGTATTCACCACGGCTGAACGTGATGAGTTTGATCCGCGAATGGATGATTATCTGGTCTGGCGTATTTCTTTCACCCAGGCGGCTGCATTTGGTACTGACCCCTTTGCACACAATGGCATGCCTCTGCAGCAGGCATGGCTGGGTGCTGCACCTGATACGGGCCGTAATCACGTGGATGACTATCAGCTTATCTGGGAGGCTCAGCCCGATGAGTGATATAGCAGGCGACCTGCAGCGCAGGCTGGCGAACCTTGTCCGGCGCGGTGTTATCCATTCCGTCAGGCACGATCGCATCCCAAAATGCCGGGTGGATTTGGGGGATATCATCACGACCTGGCTGCCGTTGTGCCAGGGGTTTTCAGGAACTAACCGCGCTGATTCAAATCCTTATGCCGTGGGGGATGCGGTTACGGTTCTGTCCGAAGCCGGAGAACTCAACAACGGACGGGTGTTTCCCGGATGGAACACGGGAAAGCTGCCGGTGCCGGAAGGAACTGACAGCGAGCACATTACCCGTTACAGCGACGGGACCGAGATCCGTTATGACAGGAACGCGCATGCCCTGACGATTACGCTGGCTGATGGTGGAACCTACAAAATTGTCGGTAAAGGCACGCTGGATGGTCCGGTTGAAATTACCGATACCCTGACAGTTCAGGGCAAAACCCAGATTAATGCTGACACGTCGGTTGCAGGGAATATCGGGGCATCAAAGGAGATAACGGACAAATCCGGCAGCATGAGCAAGATACGTGAAGTCTTTAACAAGCACGATCACCGCGGCGACAGCGGCGGGCTCACCGATAAACCTAATCAGAAAATGTGACCTGCTGCGGCAGGTTTTTTTATGCCTGGAGAAAAAACATGTCTCAGTTACATGGCGTTGAAACTATTGAACTCACCTCGGGTACGGTGGCGGTTACCACGATTCAGACCGCCATTATCGGCCTGGTGGGAACGGCACCTGATGCGTCGGGGGGAACAGCCGCATCGGGATCATCCGGTACACCCATTCTCGATAACGTTATCGACTTCACTGCAACCATTAAGGGGCGGGAAGGCAATGTCATCAATGTCGCTGCGCTGGCCGGACAGCCGGCAGCCGAAAATCCTGCTGCGGTTGTGACGTCAGCAAGCTGGGATCCTGAATCGCTGACACTGAAAATCACGCTGGGTTGTGATGAGCATGGCGTTATCACGGCTAAACCCGGAGACGTTGCTGAGGCCGTCGGTGGTGTTGATGGCGCAAAAGTCAGTGCGAGCGGGCGCGGTGACGGGATTGTCCAGCCCTTCAGCCTGCAATTGGCGGGGGGTGAAGATGAACCCTTTCCACTCAATACGCCGGTGGCGGTCGTCGGCACCACGCTGTTATCCCGCCTGGGTGAAAAAGGTACGCTGAAACAGGCACTGACAGACATTAACGATCAGCGTAATGCGCTGACGGTGGTGGTGCGTGTGGCAGATGAAAACGATGTGGCAAAACGACGCGCTGCGGTACTGAAGGGGATCGGCACCCTGTCTTCAGCGAAATCTGTTACCACGTACCAGCCGCGTATTGTGATAGCGCCGGGATTCAGTGAGGACGATGCGGTTGGTAAGGGGCTGGAAACCGTGGCCGAGAAATTGCGCGCCGTTGCATATGTTGACTGCGCCTCCGGTGCGACGCTGCAGGAAGTGGTACAGCGTCGCCAGTCCTATGGCGCACGAACTGAACTGTTGCGCCCGCGGGTCCAGGCAAGCGATGCAGATGGCCAGCTGGTTTATCGGCCTTACTCTGCGTTTGCTGCCGGGTTACGCGCCCGCATCGACTTTGAAAAAGGCTGGTGGTGGAGCAAGTCGAACCAGGATATCAACAACATCCTCGGTGTTGAGCAGATCGATGAATTTATCCTCGGGGATGAGAACTGCGATGCAAACCTGCTCAACATGCAGAACGTGTCCACCATTATCCGCCGGGCGGGTTTTAAACACTGGGGGAACCGTCTGTGTGCAACCAATCCTCAGTGGCGTTTTGAATCTGTCCGCCGTACTGCTGATGTTATTGAGGACAGCATTCAGGAAACCATGCTGGAGTATGTTGACCGCCCACTGGACCGGGAAAATGCGGATGACATTATCGGCACCATCAATGCCTATATGCGGCAACTGGTCGGTCTTGGCGCCATATTCGGTGGGCGGGCCTGGCTGGATGAAGAACTGAACACCGCGGAAACCATGGCGTCGGGTGTCCTGTACATCAACTATGACTTTGGTCCGAAATCGCCGACTGAACTTATCAGCCTGCGCGTCCGGGTGAATAATAACTATGCGCTTGAGGAGATGCTTGCAGCATGAGCGATAAAAACACACTACGCGTCTGGACCTTCTTCCGGCAGGGGATCCGTATCCAGGGGGCGCATGAATTTACGCCGCCGTCTCTGGCTATTGTTAAAACGGATTTGCGTACCGGCGCACAGGATGCGCCCACCCCGGTTGATGACGGTATGGAAGCACTGACCTGTCAGGTTAAATTTTATGGGATAGATACGGATATGCTGGCCAGCTTCGGTTTTGTCAGCGGCAGCCGTTCACGCTTTACGGCTTATCAGGGCTATCTCGGTAACGGCACTGCGCGCGGTACGGTTGAGGAAATTGAGGGGTTTGTACAGACCGTCACGCCGGATGCGCGGAGTAAGGACACGCTTTCCGAAAATGCCGTGACGGTTGATATTGCTGTCAGCTACTACCGCCAGTCACTGGACGGGCGCGAACTGTTCGCCATCGATACAGAGCGTTTCGCCCGCCGGGTGAATGGCGTTGATGTGCTTTCTGGCTTGGCTGCCAAAGTGCGTCTCTGATTTTACTGTTACCCCACCACTGTAACGGCCTGCGGGCCGTTTTTTTATGGAGCACATTATGAGCTTTCCTGGTGAAACCCGCGTTATAAAACTGTATTCCCCCGTATCACTTGATAGCGGGGTTGTGATCGATGAGGTCACCATGCGTGAACCGCTGGTTCGCGATCGCATCACTCATGCCAAAGATCGCGGCAACGAAGAAGAGAAAGAAGCCCGCATGATTGCGCTGCTGTGCAATCTCAGTGAACAGGATCTCTGGCAGATGACGGCGGCAGATTATTCACAGCTTCTGGATGCCTTTAACGTTTTTATGCTCCCGCCCGCGAAGCGACCGAAGGCGGGCTCCTCCGGGCAATAAGATTTCTGGGGCGGCGACTGCATTTTCCGATGGCGGAATACCTCGATATGCCGTTCAGCACTTTCTCTGATTTTTTGACCGACGAACTGGAGACGATAAACCGTGGGCGGAATAAGCCAGAACCTTAAGGCCGTCATTACCTTTGGCGGAAACCTGGATAATTCATGGAAACGATCTGCAGATGGTCTGCAAAAAAGCCTGAAAGATGTCGGAAAGCAGTCCGAACGACTGACAAAAGATCAGACTAAACTGGCAGCAGAAATCAAGCGCGCCAAACTGGCTGGTGAAAGCCTGGGGGATTTGAAGCGCCGCTATACCGATGTTTCCAGGGAAATCCGCAAAACGGAGGCGGAGCAGCAGAAACTGAATGTACAGATGCAAAAAGCACAGCGCATTCAGGCATTCAAAGGAGCCGGTAAAGGTCTGTTCCGGCGCGGTCTGGGGATTGCCGGGCAGGTGGGCGGGATGTTTGGGTCCGGGCTGGCTATTGGCGGTGGCGGTGTGGTGGCTTCAGCACTTGGCACACTGATAGCGCCAGCTGCCACCAATGCTGAAACGGCAACCCGCACTAATGTCGCAAAAAGTTACGGCGTGGACGTGGCCACGTTTAATGCCTGGGATTCTCTGGCGAAGCAGTACGACATGAATGCGGAAAACATTGGCGATCTCTTTGAAGAGTATCTGCACAAATCCGGGGAGTATAAACAGAACGGTAAGCAGGGCTCGCTGCAGGATGCGTTTGAAACGCTCGGGTTCAAAGCGGGGGATTTTGCCGGGCTCAGCGATATGGCGCAGTTCGACAAAATTGTTGAACGGGCGCTCAGCCTTCAGGACGAGTCAAAAGCCTCCTTCGCACTGGATTCTCTTTTTGGCGGGGAAGCGAGCAAACTGCTGATGCTTATCAAGCAGTCTGGCCGGAGCTACCGCGACCTGATGGACGAACAGCGGCGCTACAACCTTGTGACCAAAGAAGGGGCTGATGGGGCGGTTGCGGGTAATCAGGCTATCAATAATCTCCGCACTGTTTTCTCTTCTGCGGTCGCAGAAATTTCCGGGCAACTGGGAAATGAACTGGCGCCGGATATCCGTAACCTGACAAATGATCTTGCCGACTGGTTCAAAGGTGGCGGGATCAAGCGCATTGTGACTTTCCTGCGAAATGACCTTTATCCCGGCGTTCTGTCGTTCGGGCAGGGGGTGGTTTTTGTCGGCAAAATTATTTACGCGCTGGCTAAAAAACTGTCCTGGTTGCTTCCGGATGAACGAAATGACCAGCGCGATGTACTGAAAACACTGGCCGGTAATGGAATGAATATGGCTCGCCTCAGAGCTGAACAGACAGGCCAGGGAGAATGGTTTTCGCAGCAACTGGCAACTCATCCTGACTTGCCAGAAAAAGTAAAAGAGTCATGGAACGATACCCGTGGATGGTTCGGTCCTGACAGCGACGATGAGGCGTTTAACAAATCGCTTGATAAATACCTGTTACCGGAAGGCGGCGATTCGCTTTTAAACTGGAATGCGGCGCTACAGCAAAACAAGGATCATGTCGCGCAAACCGTCAAAGAGGAACCGGAAAGCAGTGCCGGAGCCAGGGATAATTACGCGCATGAGCCGGTAGCGGTCACCGAAACAAAAACTGGACGATGACGCTAAAACACTATGCCGACGATCTATCAAACCCGTGACGGAGATGTACTGGATGCAATTTGTGCCGTGCATTACGGTACTGAAAATCTTTCAGACTCAGTGACTCAGGTTCTTGAAGCCAATCAGGGGCTGGCGGATCAGGGGGCTATGTATCCTTCCGGCCTGTATATCACACTGCCGGATCTGGTGACGCCCGTAGCGGAATCGCCATTCAGTTTATGGGATTGATATGGCAGATCAGACAGCGATGCCGGAATATGCGCCGGCCTTCAGCATTCAGGCCGAAGGGAAAGATATAACCCGGGTGCTGCAACAATGCCTGAATGAACTGACCCTGACGGATTATGGTGGGGCAACAGCAAAAGCCGATGAACTGAAAGTCAGCCTCATCTCTGAAACGCTGGCGCTTCCCACTAAAGGTGCCCGGCTTCGGGTTGCTCTGGGATTCAATGACCAGCTGATCGATAAAGGCTGGTTTGTTGTCAGTGGTATCTCCAGCAGCGGCCCGCCGAGGTGCATTGAGCTTTATGCGACCGCCGCGCCGATGAACGCCCAGAAACAACCCGGAGATGTGACAAGCCAGAAAACCCGGAGCTGGGATAACCTTCGCCTTGCCGATATTGTCAAAACAGTGGCCACCGATAATGGGCTTATTCCCCGCGTGGCCGACGCGCTGAAAGATATTCGTATCAACCATATTGATCAGGTGGCGGAATCAGATGCCAACCTGCTCGCAAGGCTTGCTCGTGACTACAACGCAGTGAGCAAACCATCAGGAGGCTACTGGCTTTTTTTACAGCAAGGGGCCACGGCAACGGCTTCAGGGAAACAGACTGGCGGGATCACCATCACACCGGATGAAGTATCAAACTGGTCCTACAGTGAAGGTGAGCGAGGGAGTTCGACGGGTAAAGCTACAGGGAGTGGAGGAAAAGCCAAAGAGAAAATCGGTGTGCGTTATTACGACGAGGAGGACGGCACGACAAAGACCTCCTCCGTTGAACATGATGGCCCGGCGATGACCAATCCCTATACCCAGTCGGAGAAAAACACCGCCGAGCAACAGGCAAAATCCAGGAAAACACAGGCGAAGCGTAACGAGCAGAAAATGACGCTCACGGGGCCATGTCGCCCTAAACATGTTCCGCTGACAGCAGAAGCAAGTGTGTCGACTTCCGGTTTTGGCTCCCGTGAGGATCGGGCCTGGGTGGTTGAGTCTCTGGTATTTTCTCTGACGTCCGCGGGATTCAGCTACACCTACAACCTTGTCGTGGATATTCGTAAACCCGCAGCGGCTTCGAAAAAATCAGAAAAGCAGGACAAAAAAGGCCCGTCTTACTTCGGTTAACCCTTACGCCATCCGGCGACTCAGCAACGGAATTTAATCATGAACGGTGTAAACAACCGGACCGGAAAACGCCTGTCCGGCGTCGCCCATTTGCGCCAGTCCGTCAGCGACATTCTGACCACTCCCATCGGGAGCCGTGTTCTTGTCCGTGACTATGGCAGTGATCTGTTTTCGCTGGTGGATAACCCACGGGATGATTTGACCCGACTACAAATAATCGCCGCATCTGCGACCGCACTGGCCCGGTGGGAGACGCGGCTGAAGGTAACACGTGTGCTTGTTTCCTTTCCTGAAGGGGAGTCCGGCTGTGTGCTGGATATCGAGGGGATCAACAAGGAAACCAATTTACCTGTCAGAACGGGAGACATAACGATTTATGGCAAGCAGCTATGACGTGATCAACCTGTCCGAACTGGACGTACCGGATGCCATTGTGGTGCCGGATGCGACTGAAATCTTCACCCGGTGGCTGGCGCGCCTGCGGGAACTTGATAAGCAGTTTGATGCGCTGGTGGAATCCGATCCAACGTTTAAACAGGGGGAGGTGAATGCCTACCAGCTGACACTTGCGTTTCAGCGGGTTAATGATGCCGTGCGGGCGGTATTTCTCGCGAGTGCAAAAGAGGCAGACCTTGACCAGATAGGTGCTGCATTCAACGTTAAACGTCAGGTGATTAAGCCCGGCGATCCGCTTGCCATCCCGCCAGTGGAGCCTGAACTGGAAGACGATGCGGCATTTCGTGAACGTATCCAGCTTTCATGGGCGCAACTGAATACAGCAGGCGCGCGTAACGCATACCGCTTTCATGCGAAGTCTGCCGATACGGATGTGCTGGATGCCGATGCCTATGGGCCGGAAACTCATAACCGGCCCGGCTACGTTGATGTTTATGTCCTGTCACGCACGGGGGATGGGACAGCGGGACAGCCCGTGCTTGATAAGGTTAACAGCACACTGAATGCAGATGAAATCCGCCCGTTAACTGACTATGTGACGGTAAAAAGTGCCACGATTGCAAACTATGCCGTTACGGCGGAGCTGGAAATTCCGGAAGGACCGGACGCCAGTACAGTGCTGAATAATGCCATCGATGTTTTACGGTCATACACCACGCTTTCTCATCGGATTAAAACCGTCGTCCCGCTGTCTGCCATTTATGCCTCGCTGCAGCAATCCGGCGTGGTCCGGGTAAGGCTGATTTCTCCGGTGGCAGATCTGGAAGCGGAACCGGGTAAAGCCCCCTGGTGTACCGCCATTAATGTCACCCGCAGGGAGGTAAGCAGCAATGACGGCTAAGTTTCGATCTCTGCTTCCTCCTGGCGCATTTCATGAAGAGCGGGCGCAGGAGCAGGCCAGCACTGAGCAAATCGCCACCCTCGATACCAACATGGTGCGCAAGTCCAAAAATCCTGACACCTGTCCGGCGCATCTTCTCCCCTGGCTGGCCTGGGAGCATGCCGTTGATTTCTGGGATGACGGCTGGACGGAGGCGCAGAAGCGACAGGTGATAAAAGATGCCGCATATGTGCATCAGCACAGGGGAACAGCCGGGGCGGTACGCCGTTCTCTGGGTTCTATCAATCTACCTACGACCGTTGTTGAATGGTGGGAAGAAGAACCGCGCGCTGCACCGTACACCTTCCGAATAGAAGTACAGAGCAGTGAGGTGGTCAGCGACGCTCTCTATCATCAGATCCGCCAGCTTACCGACCGGGCCAAGAACCTGCGCAGCTATCTGAGCAAAATTGATGTGATGGCGAATGTGGGTATGGACGGGGCTTTTTATATTTCGGGTGCGACAACATCGCATATCGATGTGGATATTTTTGCCGGGGGATCTCATGGCTGATTACTACTCAATTATCACTAACCGGGGTAAAGAACTGGAGGCTGAGGCGCTTGCCAGTGGTCGCCTGATTGTACTGACTCACTTTGTGGTGGGTGACAGTAATGGCAGGCAGGTCAAGCCCGATCCGGCGCAAATCCGGTTGATTAATGAAACTTACCGGGGAGGTATCGCTGAGCTGGTAGTGTCCCCGGAACAGTCCACGCAGTTAATGGCGAAAATCGTGCTGCCGACCGGGATTGGTGGGTTTACCGTTCGTGAAGTCGGTTTAATGACTGACGCCGGAGAGCTTTACGCGGTGGCAAACTGTCCATCGATCGATAAGCCTGTTGGTGGTGTCAGCGTTAATATGCAGTTTCGCCTGGCGGTATCAGATACCTCAAATATCACGCTGAATGTTGCAACAGGCGACGGGTTATTCCTGCGCATTGACCAGAACCTGAAAGAGATAAAAGTGCGGGGCGCTGAAGCACAAAAAACATCGCGTGAGTCCATTGGTGTCCTCGATAGCACAACACAACAAAGAGGGCTGGTTCAACTTAGCAGTTCGGTGAACAGCACCAGTGAAACGCAGGCCGCCACCCCAGCCGCAGTTAAGATCGCAATGGATAATGCGAATGCGCGGCTGGCAAAAGAACGTAATGGCGCTGATATTCCGAACGTCCCGTTATTTCTACAAAACCTTGGTTTAGTAGACGTTCTTTTTAAAGGTGACGGGCGATTCCTCGCGGGAACGTTTGTCAGTGACGCAATTGACCGAACATCAATCGGCGCACGCGCTGCGACTGGATGCCAGTTTATGCGTGCGCATCAGGCTCCCGACGCGCCAGATCAGGTCAGTTACTGGCAAGTTATCACTCTTACTGAGGTCGTGAGTCCGACTTCTGTGGTGGATGTGCTGGCCATCAGTGGCAATAACGTCGTCTTTGGTCACGGCACGGGCGCTGGCATTACCTCATGGCGGCACGTAGCAATGCTGGAAGGTGCGGCCTTTACGGGGGATATTTCTGCACCCAATATGCGTGGCGATACCCTGGTCACGGTTGGAGATGGTACAGCAGGATTGGCAAAAGGAGATTTTGATGGAGCAGGTTTCAACGGTAATAACCTGAACATTAAGTCATGGAATGGTATCGGATTTCAGAACGCAGAAGACCGGGCTATCCGGGCGTATATCAGTACACGACTCGGTGTTATTGCTGCTGCTGAAAATTTGCAGGCCGGAAATGCGATATTCAACAAAAACGGCGATGTTTACGGCGATATATGGGGCGGTGGCAGCGGGCCTGGCTGGCTGAGTGCGTATATAGCAGGCAGACCGTTACGACAATACATCACCATGGTCGGTTTGTACCAGAACGACAAAACAAAGCCATTCATGCTTCATGATGATGGTTCTGGTGTATTCCTTGCTACAACTGACATGCTAAGTGGGTATGTTCAGTCAATTCGATTCGGTGCCACTGAGCAGGGAAACGTATACCGTTCACCCGGATTTGCAGACCAGTTAGGTTACGTCATTACAGGTGTTGAGAATGGAGACTCGAACGATACACCAGACAGGATCCAACGACGCCTGTTACAGCTTAAAGTGAATGGCCAGTGGTATACGGTGGGGGCATAAAAATGAGGCATTTTAAAAATTTCACTAAAACAACGGAATTAACCCCTGTTCAGCAGGAATTATCAGAGAACTGCAGCATTCAGTTTATCCAGGATGAATCAGGTGTTGACTGGTATGTTTTACAAAAGTTATTCCAGCCCGATACACTGAAAATCCAGTATGACAAAACAGGGCTGATTATTGCTGCGGATAAAGATGCGACTAAGCTATTTCCTCTGAATTGCTCTGTTATGGAATTCGCTGATACTGATATTCCCGATGGTTTCCAGCCTGGCAATTTTACCTACAGCAACGGCGTTATTGCCCCTGTTCAGATTGATTATGTTGCTTTAGCGACGGCAGAGCGCGACAGGCGTATGACGTCGGTCACAGCAAAAATCAATCAGCTTGTAGAAGCTCAGGACGATGGCGATATAACGGCTGCTGAATTGTCCGAACTCACTGCGTTACGTGAATACCGAACAAAGCTGCGACGACAGGCGCTAGATGTTGCACCTGATATTAACTGGCCGGAATAACTGAATAAATAGATAAAAATCATGTGCTCGAAACGTTCAATTGAAATCGGCCGCACAACGGGACGTGGGCAACGGCGCGAATCAGATCCCGGGCATGTCTTCATTTGTTCTTAGGGACAACCCTGCTGGGATCTATACCTCTCTGCCCGGTGGAGCAACCTTTCAGTATTTAAATTGCTTTGTTCCCGGGAATAGCCCCTCAGGGTATGTTTTTCCATTACCAACAACATTTCCTTATGTATTCAAGGCTGCCACGCTTACCCCTCAGGATGCACAAGGTGATATTACGATATCCCCAACATATTTGATTGAGAACAACGGTGCTATTCGTATATTTAATCCATCCGGTGGCGATAATTCCATATCTGTAATTTGCATGGGGCATTGACATGGGCAGAATATATTTTCCCTCGACATCAAACACATATTTTTCAGAGGAGAACATTACAGCTTATAAGGCCAGTGGGGTGTGGTTGAATGATTTTTATGCTCTGACCGATGAAGAACTTGATAAGTATTATATGAAAATTCCACCACAGGGAATGTGTCTCGGTTCATCAAATGGACGTATTGCCTGGTTTTGTATTTCACCACCTACGCAAGATGATTTAATTTCTGCCGCAAATCAGGAAAAGAAGAAGAGAATCGATCAGGCCAACGAGCACATGAACAGCAGGCGGTGGCCGAGCAAAGCGGCGCTCGGGCGCCTGACGGGCGACGAACTGGCGCAGTACAATCTGTGGCTGGATTATCTCGATGCGCTGGAAGCGGTTGATACATCGGTTGCACAAAATATAGCATGCCCCCCACCAGAAAAGCTATATACATAAAATAATTTGCATTGTTATTATAGTTTTATAAAATAAAAAGAGGGGCAAGCCCCTCTTTTTTATTTTGAAATCTGCTTTTTCACTTCCTCAATAAACCACCCTGAGCCCTCTGGTGTTAGGTGCGCATTGTCATATTGTATAGGGTAAGCAATTCTATTCCCTATTATTGCTTTGCAATAACTTTCTGTACACATAGTCTCAAGTGGTGAAATATAAGTAAGGGAATGCTCTTTCGCCAGCTCTCTAAGATATTTGTCATTATCTCTCAGATTACGGGTTTCATCCGTCATGCTCCACGGAACGGTCCTTCCGGAATTAATCCCCATATCCTCAATAGTATCAATCATCGTTTTCTTCCAAACCGGGAACGGGCCAACAATGATGATGTTTTTTACTTTGTTATCCTTCAGGAATTTAATAGTTTCAGGAAGATAATCACGCATAGGATAGACAGGCCACAACGCAGACATTAATACCGTAGTAGGCTTGTTGTCTGAAATTTCCTTGGCGACCATATCATTGATGCCTTTGCAATATGGCCTGTCATCTTTCTGAAGCCCAATGATTGGTGGGCACAAGCTTGCAGTTCTCTGCGTAATGTTAAGTGAATTTCCAAATACCGATCTCAGCCCTGGCATAAGATGTGCGGCATGCGAGTCACCCCATACAACAAAAGACTTTTCAGTCATTTTATCCTGACATTTTGAGAATGCTGAATAATCTTGATCTGGATTGAGGAAGCAAATATCAGGCCTCCAGGGAGAGTTGTCCATACGATACTCAACGACTTGCTTTAGAGTGTCTGAAAATCTAAAACTAACACCTTTTGTGAACATGACAAACAAGCATAGAGCCAGAGTAGAGGAAAATAATACAATATTAAATTGTAGCTTAACTCGTTTCCTGAGCGTGTTTTCAATAGTTCTGTATGAAATATCCCCAAGCGCAAAAGACACAATTACACCTAAGAAAATATTTATAGCGCTGAACTCAATATCATAATGTTTCATCGCTACAATTACAGGCCAGTGCCATAAATAAACCGAGTAAGAAATCTTACCCGCCCACTGTGCAATTCTGTTTGATGTGAATAAAGAATTCTGTTCGTTAGCCAGAATAACCATCGAAGCACCCAGCACGGGAGCGAGTGTTGAATAGCTTGGCCAGTAACCATTACTGTGCAGTATAACAACAGCAACAACAATGAGGACTATTCCATAAACCTCACAATACTTTATCCATTCTGGCATTTTGTAACGTACAGATGCTATGTATACAAGGCCGCCAGCCAGCATTTCCCATGCCCTGGTAGGGATAAGATAGAAAATATCTTCTTTGGTTCCAGTCACTCGCATAAGTGTAATTGCAAGTGATATGGCTAAAATTACAGATAATGAGAGTCCAACAGGAAACCGTAATTTTTTAACTATAATGACTAATAAAGGATATAAAATATAAAATTGCCACTCAACTGATAGTGACCAAGTGTGAAGCAAAAAGTTGAACTCTGATGATGGGTCGAAATAACTAGAGTGAATTGCGTAATAATTATTTGAATAAAAAAGTAAAGACGATATTGCGTTCTTGCTAAGTGTTTCGTATTCATTTGTACTTAGCGTAAATAAACCGAAAATCATCAACAAGAGAATTGCAAATACCAGAGCTGGTACAATTCTTAGGAATCTTGCAATATAAAAATCAAGTACTCCTTTGTGGTCTACGCGTTCAAGGACAATTCCAGTCATAAGAAAACCAGAAATTACAAAGAAAACATCTACACCTATAAAACCACCTGACACATAAGGTACGCCGAAGTGATACAGCACAACACTTATCAATGCAAAAGCTCTTAGCCCATTTATATCGAGTCTAAATTTCTTGTAGATCATTTTTTACCTATAATTCCAAGGTGCCACACAAGACGAAATTAAGATAATGGATGATAGACTTTTTTATAAAAGTCGTCACCTAAAATTGACCTGTTACATCAACTACATCAAAGAAGGTCACTGACCAGCGCATCTTGTTGGTTATTGATACGTCCGTTTCGCCACGCGACGGCTCATTGCTGGCTTGCATAGATGGAGAGGGGTTCAGGATTAAGCGGTACCGGACACCTTCGCAATCGCACCCTGTAAATTTTGAGAATGGGAAAAGGGAACGTTTACGAAAATGAAAATCCTCCACAGCGCGATCAAAACGTAACTATGGCGGATATTGAAAAACTTTACTCGCTCACTAACCAGAATTCAGCCTCTTCAAACATTTCCTGAACAGTACGGCTTATCTGTCCCTTCTCATGTTTGCTGGCGTCAGTGTTGATCGCCGGCAGTGTCATCATCGGTTTAATCCGAAAATCAGCATCGGGGAAGATCCGGTGAACCCTCTTACTCAACTCGCCCAGAATGATATCTTTTGCACCGGGCAGACCATCAAAATTCCTTTTGTCATAAACGAGTTCCATGAACATGCTTTAACTCCTCTTTACTGTGTATAATGCTAGTGTATACTGTATATATAAACAGCTATATTGAGAGGTAAGTCGATGCCACGTTATTACGAAATTGAGACAGCTTTTCGCTCTGCGATTGTAAGGGAGCCAAGTGGTCGTAGAACGGTCACGACAAGGGATTTTGTCCGGGAACTGAAGAAAGTTAACTGGGACTTCTCACTCAAAGTGATCCTACCCGTGAATAGTGGACACGGGACTAAGTGAGTAAACTCTCAACCAGAGGTGACTCACATGACAAAGCCTGTATCGACTACCAAAAAGCCACGTAAGCAGCACACGCCTGAATTTCGTCACGAAGCCCTGAAACTGGCTGAACGCATTGGTGTGGCCGCAGCCGCCCAAGAACTTGGCCTGTATGAATCACAGCTCTACAACTGGCGAAGCAAACAGCAAAATCAGCTCTCTTCTTCTGAACGTGAACAGAAGATGTCCGCTGAGATAGCCCGTCTGAAGCGTCAACTGGCAGAACGGGATGAGGAGCTGGCCATTCTCCAAAAGGCCGCGACATACTTCGCGAAGCGCCTGAAATGAAGTATGTCTTCATCGAAAATCATCAGGCTGAGTTCAGTATCAAAGCAATGTGTCGTGTGCTTCGGGTTGCCCGCAGCGGCTGGTATGCCTGGCGTCTGCGCCATCATCGGCAAAGCCCGCGTCAGCAGTTCCGTCTCATCTGTGATGCGGCGGTCCGTAAGGCCTTCACAGAAGCGAAACAGCGTTATGGTGCGCCTCGTCTGGCAGATGAGCTGCCGGAGTACAACATCAAAACCATTGCTGCCAGTCTGCGTCGTCAGGGACTACGGGCGAAAGCCGCACGGAAGTTCAGCCCGGTCAGTTACCGTGGGCACGATTTACCCGTGGCAGAAAATCTGTTGAAACAGGACTTCAGAGCTGGCGGCCCGAACCAGAAGTGGGCGGGTGACATTACGTATCTGCGCACGGATGAAGGTTGGCTGTACCTGGCGGTGGTCATCGATCTGTGGTCGCGTTCCGTCATTGGCTGGTCTATGTCGTCGCGCATGACAGCGCAACTGACCTGTGATGCACTGCAAATGGCGCTCTGGCGGCGTAAGCGCCCGAAGAATGTCATCGTTCACACGGATCGCGGCGGGCAGTACTGTTCAACGGATTATCAGAGCGTTACTGAAACGGAATAATTTGCGCGGGAGCATGAGTGCCAAAGGTTGTTGTTACGATAATGCTTGCGCGGAAAGCTTCTTCCACACGCTGAAGGTGGAATGTATCCACGGAGAGGACTTTGCCACCCGGGAAATAATGCGGACAGCAGTGTTTAATTATATCGAGTGCGATTACAATCGGTGGCGTCGCCACAGTGCCTGTGGCGGTCTCAGTCCGGAACAATTTGAAAACCAGAACCTCGCTTAGAGCCGTGTCCACATTACGCGGGTAGGATCAAAGATGCTAATGCCTGGATCGAGTCCAGTGTAAGCACCTTTAAAGATATATCTACGGTAGAAGAGGAGGAACGTACTTTCATGCTTTTCAACCCAAATGGGGGACTTTAGCCATGGGCTTCCCTTCACCTGCCAGTGATTACGTTGAAAAAAGGATTTCGCTCGATCAGCAGCTTATCAGCCAGCCATCAGCAACTTATTTCATGCGGGCATCGCGTTCACATTTCAGGGAAGGGATAATCCAGGGGGCGCTACTTGTTGTGGACGCGTCGCTTTCAGCCTGTGATGGCTCGCTGCTGATATGCGCGATAGATGGGGAATTCAGGATCAAGCGATACCGAGCTCACCCTCAGCCCCACCTGATAAATCTGGAGAACGGGAGAAGCTGCCAGAAGATGGTGATGGCTACAATTCCTCACACGCAATATTTGGAGTTATCACGTACATCATTAATGATGCCAGGAACGCGGAATTTGATGACTGTCCGGTGATGTGAATAGTTGAAACTTTACGATAAAGTCGATGTTTTGTGTCGAGGTTTTTCCCCGATTATTCCCCGTTGCTTCCCCGTTCAGAAAACAGGCATAAAAAAACCAGCCGTAACCGGCTGGTTCTTCGAGGATTTTTGGTCGGCACGAGAGGATTTGAACCTCCGACCCCCGCCCCCCCATGACGGTGCGCAACCATTTCAATGGCAGCTATGTGCCAGGAGCGGATATTGGTAAATGGGGATATGTCATTCGCCGGGGGCAGATCAAGATAGTAAAAATCCCAGCTGTCGCTAATGGGAATCCATGATAAGGTTTACGGGTAACTGATTGATATATAAATTGAAGGAAATATGGAAAAATGACAAAGTCAATAGCGGATAAATCTGTAACTGATTTAACTAAAGAAATCGATAAATTAAAGAAAGTTGCCAAAGATCTTGAAGATGTATTACCAGAAAAAACACCACAAATTAATTCAGTAAAAAAAAACCATTGATGATGCAATAAACGAAAGAGAAAAAGAGATAGAAAAGCGTTTCAAAGCATAACAATAGACCAGTCTCTGGGAGGCCGTACCAGCGGCCTTTCTTCTTCCCGTAATCTAGTAAAATCGTCGGTTTTTAATCAATTAATTAACTCATCTATTACCAACTCTTAGTAGGTTAATACACTTTTCTGCTAATGATGTCATAGTGTCGTTAACGGCCTGAATTACTCAGTCCGTTCTTCGCTCAAAGCAGACGTTTTTCCCTGCCGCATTATACATCAACCATCAACGCATAGTTTCTATTAACTCTGGTCCTTGATTCTTAACATTCCCGACGGCATGCGTCACGGCGTGCCATATAAAATTCTCAGCCGGCACGGAACCATCAGCCGCAATTTCCGCAGCTTCTTTCCCTCCAACGTCCTGCCTCATCCATTCGCGAGCAGCATCTGGTGACAGTACCAGTGGCCGCCTGTCGTGAATATCTACCAGTCCTTTGTCTGCAGCAGCTGTCACTATCAGAAATCCTTCTGCTTCATCTCCACGTTCGAATGGTGTGCTGCCGATCGCCGCCATGAATATCGGTTGGCCATCGGTTCGATGAATGAAGTAGGGCTGCTTTTTGTCACCTTCCTTTTTCCATTCGTACCAGCCATCAGCAAAACAAATTGCACGACCATGCTGCCAGAGTGGTTTAAACATTCTGCTGGTGGCCGCAGTTTCAGAGCGTGCGTTAATTAGTGGTGGTTTATCCCACCACCCGGGGGCGTATCCCCAGACAACAGGATCGAGGTGGAGTTTCTCGTCACGTTCGCTCAGAAGCAGAACTTTGGTGCCTGGCGCGACGTTAAAACGTCCGATTGGTTCGGGGTCGTAAGGGATATCGCGTTCTGCTTCTTCAGCGAGCAGAGCTAGATAGTCTTCACGAGTCATTGACTGTGAAAAGCGTCCACACATTTTCACCTCCAGGTTGTACTTGGTAGTATAGGTTTTAGCTCAGAAAGTGTTGGTATATTAGGTATGGATAAACGTGTAAATAGTTGAATTTTATGAAGTGAAAATATTGTGGACATACCAGCGAGAAAGGGTAAGTTATTGAAAATATTACCAATGAAATCGGTCTCGAAAACCGGAGTAGGGGCAACTCTACCGGGGGTTCAAATCCCCCTCTCTCCGCCAATCATTCAACAAAATCAATCACTGACAAAGCGTTTTTGATTTCGTCATACATAAATCCCTGCATTAAAATTTCTTTCACTCGCTCGATTTTTCTTACTACTGATGCTGTTTTTTACCATTTTGCTGCGCGTCGGGCATCCACTTTTATCTTCTTTAGCTCACAAGCTCACACTCTTTTGCAACGCCCATCTCACATCTCTGGTGACAAAACAGTTTAACTGCCGTTGCTTCACACGGATCCTGTGAGGGTATCTTAAAGGAAATGGATTGCTGGAGGATGGAGGAAAAGAGGCGAAATCTTTTTCAGTGGTGATACCGCCTCCCCTGGACATGAGCTTGCCAGAACCTACGCGGTAAATCCTACGACACGAAGCCACGCGCAATTTTATGCGAAAACGCTGGCAATAGCCTTGCTGACTGATGCAAGCTATCTAAAATCGCTTGAAGATGACATCATGCAAAACAATCGCTTAAAAGACTCACCTGTTGATAAGCATGTTGAGGACGAAAAGAAGAAGAAAAATGCAGCCAGGTAAAAAGGGTTACGTTCGCCGTAAGCGAACGTGATCGCATCCAGCCTTAACGAACCTTTTTCCGTTCATCTCCCTTCATGTTTTCAAAAAACTCTTTTATGAATGCCCCTAAAACGTCATACGCGAATTCGCTATTATTGTTCCCGTCGCGACAACATAGGGATTACGTAAAAAAACAGAGGGCAGACATTGAAAATATTGGAAATAACGTAAAACGATTTGTCCGTGTTTTTATCTGTCATTTAAACTTACAGAAATGGCTGTACTGCTATCAGTATAAAGATAATTTCAGTTGTCCAGATAAATCATTTTTAAAACTATTTGTATTAACAGGGTTTATTCATTTATTGAATGGATGCGTGCTCGTTTGGTCTTGTCATCTTGACGCTTTGAGATCACATATTCTATTCTATCATAGACAGCAGGGAAAATTAGCTGCTGGGATCGATTTTTGATTAATAAAATATTGGATGGAATCACGATGCAATTACCAGAACAGGATGAGTTTTCTGATTTTTTTGCTGCCAATGATGATGAACAAGCCTCTTTAAGGCGTAAGTTTTTTTTGGAGAAACATAAAGAACCGTGTCTGTCTGAGTCTGCATTAGAGGACTACCAGGCGCTGTTTATGAGTATCTACGGAATTAATATTGACTGGAAAGAGGGGACTTTTAGCCTGCTTGAGGCACTTTCAGATAATCAGGGAGGGAAGCCTGTCACGGTCAAATTCGATTATGACAGTGAGATTGAAACAGCAACGATAAATTTGGTTGATACGCAGTATGTGTTTCATCACTACCCAATGGGAAGTGATGGTTTTGATACAGAACTGGTGCGCATTGAGCATATATTGGCTAATAGTGGATATAGTTTGCGGGTATATCAGAACAGCACTTTTAGTGATACATTATCGTTCTTACTCATTCCGTCAGATGAGTGGAAACGTGTTGAACAGCATTATAGCCCAGAGCATATTTCTGAATACTTCGTTCCGTATGGAAAACAACTTGTTATTCCTGAGGTTACTGCTCCAGTCGTAAATTATGTGCCATCCGTTAAACAAGAAGCATCAAATGTCCCAGCGTTGTTTAATGCTCGGGGTATCCGTATTTGTTTTTTAAGTATAATGCTAATCGCATTTGCAATTTATATTTTGTGGAATATCCTGACAAAAATAGAGCCTTTATCATCAGGCCAACCTGCTGGCTGTGAAAATCTACAAAATTTATACTCAAAATTACGTCCAGAAGTAGCCGAGCCATTAAAAGAAAAAATGCGTAAGAGTTTGGGCTGTAAATGA